CTTACCCCTGAGTTACAGCAGCAGTACGACGAAATGTTGGAACGCGCTTCTGAGGGACAGCGGAACGGTATTATTTTCAAAACTTGCCCCAAGGACGAGCCTCGTGCTCAGGAAAAAGTTGCTGAACGTAAGATCCGTTTGTTCACCTTAGGTCCCATGTGCTTTTACTTACTTTGTAGGCAAGCTTTCGGAGCCTGGATGACCATCTATACGAGGAATTTTAACGTTAGTGAGACGTCTGGTGGTGTCAACCCCTTTTCTAAGGATTGGGGCTTGATCTACAAGCGTCTTGCTAAACACCCCCGATTGGCTAATGGCGATTTCAGTAAGTATGATAAGTACTTGAGTATTCAAATGCTCATGGCCGCTTTTACTGTCATCATCAATGTTAAGGAACGCTCTGGCGAAGTCTCGACTGAATATAAGAATATGATGTTGAGCGTCGCTAGTGATATTGCGAACCCATTGGTGTTGATGGACACTTGCCTACTGGAAATTTGCGGATCATTGAGCTCTGGCGTGTTACTCACTTTTATTTTGAATGACATTGTCAACTCGTTGTACATCCGTATGGCTTATTTCACGAATTACCGTGCCGTTCATGGCAACTTGAATGGAGTTCGTGAGTCTTTTAGAGATAACGTTGAGTTTTGTTCGTTGGGAGACGACAATACTTATAGTTTCTCTACTGAAGTGGAGCCCTGGTTTAACTTTCAGACCGTGCAGAAATATTTTGCATCTATTGGTTTGAAGTATACACCAGCGGACAAATCTGATACTACATACAGGTCTGTCCCCGTTTCAGAAGCCACCATTGGAAAACGTCGCTGGGTATTTGACAGCGAGACCGACTTATGGTTGTGTCCCATTGAAAAGCCGTCCGTCATGAAAACTCTAACAATTGGCATTGAGTCCAAAGAGTTGACGCGGCAGGAGCACGACGAGGCGTGTCTTGAGTCAGCGGTCATTGAGTTATCTCAATATGGCCGTCAAGAATTTGATAAAGTCGTTCTTGTACTCAAAGGCGTTTTTCCGGAATTTAAGTTTCACACTTATGATTATTATATTACCAAGCAAATGGATTCTTCGGAGGGTATTACCCCGTGGATACCGAAGGCTTACAAACTTGAATGTGATGACTTTGTTCCGACTAGTCATTTTTCTCCCACACACATTGACTAAGCTTTGATGTCAGCTGTATAGCGCGCCAATAAGCTCGCATTGTAGATCATGTAAATATGTAAATAAACTTACGGTATAATGTATTATGCAAAGCACAGTGTGGAAATTAGGATGGCTATTTAGCCTGAGCACGCTCCTAGCAAGCCTAATTATGTTGGAGATGATCCTTCAAAATTGCTGGAGTCCGTAAGTAGTCTGTTCGTTAGGGTGAGGCCCCTTGAACAGGCTCCTACCGCCTTCCTTCTTACAATAATGAAAACAGTGACGCGTCAGCTGAGAATGGCGCGGACCAAACAAGTCCCGATGCAGTGGTGTCTGCTGATAATTTTATGGTTAGTGAATCTAATCCTGATGCTGTACAATATCAGACAGCCACGTTCAAAGACGCCCCAAGCACATACACCGTCAATATGGCGGGACCACGTGATTCCACCTTTGATGATGGTTATTCCGACAATGTGCCGTTGGGGAAGTTCCTTGAGCGTCCCGTTCGTATCAATGAGTTTCAATGGACAACTACGTTCGAGAACTCATCGGTTTCTCGGGAAATTGATCCCTGGACGAGCTGGCAATCTGATGACCGTGTTCGCGCGAAACTCCAAAATTTCGCTTACGGTAGTTTTGATCTTAAGTGTCGTTTTATTATTAACGGCACTCCGTTTCAATACGGACGACTTCTCGTTGTATACATACCTTATGGTTCTCGAGAGTTCTCTTATAATGATTTCAAACGTACTGGTAATCTGGTTGCAGGACAAGCAATCACCTGGTATGCACAAACGAATCGTACTAGTGACGGGGTTGATGAAACTACTTATCAGCATTTTTCCACTTATCCCCACGTTTGGTTAAACCCATCGAGCAACCAAGTAGCTGAAATGACTTTGCCTTTTATTTGGCATAACAATTATATCAGTTTTAACGGGACTCCCCAGAATGAGCCTAATCCTTTCGAAAAGGAAACTCTGGGATCCCTATGGTTTTTCGATGTTAATCCTCTCCGCATCTGTAATCTCAGTACCCCGCAACGAGTCAATGTCACGACTTATGCGTGGGCTGAGAATATGAAGATGTCAATTCCCACTGATTTCACACCAACTGGCAATTTTGAAAGTTGTTGTGGATCTAGGGAAAAGGAGCAGTACACTTTGCTGGAACCAGATTGGGTTGCGACTTCCGAAATGGAAGATGAGTATGCAGATGGCCCCGTATCACGCGGAGCTACTGCTGTCGCAGCAGGTGCCGGCATGCTGAAGAGCGCCCCTATTATTGGGAAGTTCGCACGCGCTACAGAAATTGGCGCGTCAGCTGCTGGCAACATAGCCAAAATGTTTGGTTTTTCAGCACCAGCAATGGTTCAGAATCCAGAGAGATTTCTGGGCAGAGTTCATGGTCGTCTTGCTAATACAGCAGGCGAAGATTCGAGTTATAGTCTCGCTTTGGACCCTAAACAAGAAATCACAGTGGATCCCACAACATGTGGTGTGATGCCTGAAGATGAAATGGCAATCTCTTCAATTGTGACACGAGAGCAGTGGATCGCTCGCCCTGAATGGCGTGGCCTTAACGGTCAATTCACTTCTCCAGCTGGCAATGGCCAGCTTTTGTTCGTATCACTTGTATCACCGAACCAATTTCACCGGACGGCCAATAAAGGCCAACTGGTTCAAGCAATGGACACTCCCGGCGGACATGTAGCCAACATGTTTCGTTTTTGGAAGGGGTCCATTACCTATCGGGTAGAGGTGGTCTGCTCAAGTATGCACAGCGGTCGATTGAAGCTGCAATTTGACCCGTACGTACGAGAAGCCCCCGTCACTAATGTTCCCAATACTGAAGATATTAACACACGTTATACTACTATTTTGGATTTAGCTGACGAAACCTCTACCGAGTTCACAATCGACTATAATAGTCGATTCCCTTGGCTGCAATGTGCCCAACCAGTAGGTATTACTGGGCAACCGCAGTCGACGAGTTTTCAGCCTGGAGACCAGACTGAGAACACATTACAGATTTTAAGTAATTTTGATTCCCGTATCCACATGGGAATATTTACCATTTCTATCGTCAATGAACTCGTATCCCCTATTTTAGTCGACGGCAATGCGTCGGCCAATAGGGCACCAGTCCAAGTCAACGTTTATTTTAAATGTGGCGAGGACATGCAATTTGCGCAACCTCTCGAAAGACCCAGCAATTGGAGTCTAGCAAGGTTCACACAGTTCAATGCAGCCTCACCATTGAGTGCACAGAACTTCGAGCCTACCGCCGAGATGGTGTCATGTAAAGCTGATGAGGGCAGCTCCGCAAATGCAACATCACACGCAGTTGTAGGTGCATCAGATGTAGACGATCATAATTCATTAGTTTTCTTCGGAGAACGGATTACGTCCATCAGATCACTTATAAAACGCTTCAGTCTGGTGTACACTGGTAATTTTTCCGGTGCAACGCCTATTAACGAACACCAGATTGTTACGCGTATCTTACCATTTGTACCCGCTCAAGTAGGTCCGAACGTGGCTAGACGAAATACATTTTTATCGTATATGTCGCCATGTTACCTAATCATGAGGGGGTCAACTCGTTACAAGCTGGCTTATTATAACCGCGGTAACGGTGGAACTACATTAGAGCGTGCTAACTCGTCATACCAATGGCTTGAGAGATTAGCAACAGTTAGTAGTCCAACGACCGTAGGTCAACAGCCTATCATTGCAACTGGCGCGACTAATTTAGAATTAGACGCAGTATTGCCCCATG